ATGTTGAATAGACCTCCTCCTGGTTTTGCTTTTACTATTCCCCCATCTGCAAGACCTAAGAAACCTAGTCCTAACAATCCTTTTGAGGGAGTAGGAGGTCCACCACCAGGAGCACTGATAGGAGCATTCCCTCCAAATGTTGTCATACCAAATAAACTATTCATCAATGGCTGTACAACTTTTATTTGGATTATCATTTGTACAATCATCTTGGCAAATGATTCTAGTAGACTCCCGAAAGTTAATTGAGCCCCAAATAATACATCAGTTAAGGTGGCAGAGAATCCACTAGCCCATCCCTGCACTGCATTCTGCATTATATTAAAACTCTGAGTTGAGTCCACTTGCATAGCTTTCATGGACTCTTTATGTTGCTTTTCTAATTTCTTTATTGCTTCTCTTTCTTCTTTGAACTTTCTATCCGCTACACCAAATACTTCATCAGCTCCACGAGTAGGTTTTGGAAAAGTCATTTGCTTGAGAGGTATATCAAAAGAACTACTCTCTGCTTTACGAGCTTGACCAAACATTCCTTCAGGAGTTAGATTTTTTGTTTGTCTTAATCTATGAGTTCCTTCACTATCAAAGTCAGCAACAGTCCCATCTTGGATCTGTTTTTTAGTTACTTGATTTAATTTAGTTCTTAATAAGATAATACCTTCTAATCTTCTCTTCTCACTATTAGCTTCTTGAGCGATTTTATCGAACTTCGCAGCTCTGGCATTTTGTATTTGAGGGATACCTGTTGCAAAAGCTGCTACATTAGCTATCTGATTTATACCAGTTAAGAAAGCCTGTGCTCCCTCTGCTGCAAAATTAAAAGCTACTCCAACCGCATTAATTGTTCCCTTGAAATCATCAAGAGTTAAATTAGAAATCTTATCTGCTAACTCTCCAAGAGTAGGAGATAGTTCTTTGCCAATAGCTATGAATAGATTCTGAACCTGTACTTTGGCTCTGTCAAATTTTATTCCTAAAGACTGCATCCTGATTGCTACTTCTTTTGCAGCTGACCCAAAGGAGTTCATACCTACTGCTGTAACTTCAGTTGTCTTTTCTAATCCATTAAATACCTCTAAGAGTCTTCCTGCCTGTCTTGCTCCTGCTAACTGTGAAGCAATAAATACTTTCATGTTAGGATCTAACGTAACAAAAGCTCTTTGTACATCGGCAAGAATATCTCTACCACTTCTTAACTTACCATTGAAATCTTCTTGAGCCACTCCTATCTTAGTTAAAGCATCCTGTACTTGTTTATTGTCATCTACTAATCTTAACAACCCTATCTTTAAAGCGTTGCCTGCTTCTGTTCCTGATCGAAAGACTTCTATGATAGGAGTAAGTAGTCCAGCTGTTTCTTCAAAAGAGAATCCCATCAACTTAGCAATAGGAGAAATTTGAGCCATACCTCTAGCCAACTCTCCCAAGCTTGTAGCATACTTATTAGATACCTCATTCATTACATCTATGAGTCTTGTTGCTTCTGAAGCTGGAGCTTTAAATCCTTTGAGAGTTGATACCAAGAGTCCAGCAGCTTCAGCTGTATCAAGTTCACTGATAGTAACTAAATCTAAAGTATTCTTCTGCAACTCGAAAGCCTTAACTGCTGTAAATCCAGCTTGTTTGAAATTGGCAGCTCCTTGTAATATTTCAGCTGATGATCTTCCAAATGTATTAGAAAGCTTTGCAATAGTATCATCAAACTGAGAGACACTTCCTTCAGTGTCCCCCATCACCTTCTGCAACTCAAGCATAGCATCTTCAAACTTAATGAACTCAGTAGTGGCTTTTCTTAGAGCCAATCCTGCAAAAGCTACTCCCAGACCAACCACCCCTACCTTTACACTAGCAAGGGCTGAGTTCATCTTATTAAAACCTCTCTCTGATGAGTTAGTAAACCCTTTTATATTTCTCTTGGCTTTGTCGAGGTCTTGTTTCATCTCCTCAGTTCTCATTCTTATTGAGCCATATATATTTCCTACACTAGCCATTAGCTTTTCCTTTTTTAACTGATATACCGTCTAAAAGTGCTTTCATTAATTCTACTCCTTGTTTCTTTGGCTTGTCCATTCTATATGCCATTGGCATAAAATCTTCTGCCTTAAATGGAGTGGGAGATTTTTTAGAATCTCTATTTACATTAGCCAGTACTGAAGCTATTATTCCAGACTGATAAAAACCTAACTGACTTCCAAATGGTTTTGTATGATAGTAAACTTCCCATTCTCTTAACTGTCTCCCACTTAACTCATTTAACAAATGATCTGGATGAGGATAACCCAACTCTAAACATAAATCAAACAACATCATGCTAGTTGGGTCTTTTAGTTTTTTGCAATCTCCTCAGTAGCATCTGCACCCAATCCAGCCATCTTCTGCGATATAAGAAACAGTCTATCCATTACAACAGCTGACTTCTCTTTCAGCCATAACATATCATCCTCATTGAACAATCTAGTTTTATCTTCTCCTACTATAGTCAGAGAGAGCATCTTCATCTGGACTTTAACTAAGTCCATCTCTTTGTCACTGCCTTCTCCAATCTCTTTTCTAAGCTCTTCTCTCTCTATTGCTGATAGGGATTTAATATACATCTTACCTCCCCACTCAGGTACTTCTACTAATTCCATCTTTACATCATTTGCATTCTTGATCAATTCTTTGGTTAAGAATTTTGCCATTGTACTTCTCCTTCAATTAAGTGTTATGATGTCTGAGTTATCTGACCATCAATTTTAATAGTAGCTGCCATTGTTACTTTGTCATCCAGAGGAACATCTAATGTGATGTTAGTTACCCAACCTGAGAATGCGTACTCTGTTGCATTAGTATCAGTCAACACAATAGTGTATGATTGAGAACTACTACTTTCAAAGTCTGCGTTCAATAGATCATAAGAAGCCCTAGTGTAATTCATGTTTAGGCTTATCTCTCCACCATCTCTGAAACCACCAATGAACTCCCTGTACCCACCAGTAGAATCCAATGTGGTAACATCAATCGTATCTCTAGATTTATTAAATCCACTGATAGAATTAATCTCTGCCATCACCACTGCATTCCTTGTGAATGTAGTTCCTACTCCTGCAAAAGCATTACTTGCCATATTTACTTCACCTCCTTCACTCTGTTAAAAAATTAAGCTGTTCTATGAATCCGAAAATTCAAAGTTAATATAGGTCTCTCATTAGAATCATACCCAAGGGAGATGATGTCCGATGATGCCCATATTCCAATATACTTCGTACTGTTAATTGTTTGATTCTTAAACTTGTGTAACACTCCCTTGATAGTATCTAGAGTAGAGTAAGCTCCTGAGTATCCTGTTATCGCTGTCCCTCTAGTTCTTACTTGTACCGTAGGAAACTCATAATTCACATCTGTAGAAGCTGGCTCTCCCCCACCAGTATCAAATACTGTTACTACTACATCTGGAGAAGATGGCTCTCTACTAATAAATAAATCTGTCCCTTCTGTTAGCCCTGTAGCTGAAGAAGAGAGAGCTAGTATTGCAGAGACATCTTCTGCTGGACTATTCATTTACTTTAATCTCCTTTTAATAATTGATACTATTTTTCTAGCATTATGTATGAAAGCTTGTTCTAAGAATTTAGCTTGTCCAATTTGAACTCTGGCTTTCTTTCTCTTTCCAAACAAGGAAACTGAACCACTCTTTACATGGGAGGAGTTTAGATCCTCATGTACTTTTGCTGCGTAGTTGGCTGTGTACCCAACCTCAGCAAAGGGAGCAGAACTTGGTTTTTTTCTTTCATTTAAAATCTTTGCATGTTGAGCAGCCATAGCTCCGACATCCACTTTTCTTGTACCCTTCTTAGATTGACTTCTAAACACAGGATCTATCGCATCTGCTTGAATCTTAGTTCTACTCTTTCCTCCTCCCCATATAACATAGGCACTGGCTTTTAGATTAGAAGTATCCACTGGAGTAATTCTTTGAGCATCTCTCTTAACTAGTAAAGCAGCCTCTAATAATCCTGAAGTAGTTACCTTCTCTATCTTGTCTACTTCTTTACTAATATTTTGAAGGACTTTATCCAAGCCTACCCAGTCTAGTTTAGTCCCTACATTAGTAGCACCTTTGCCTATATTAACAGCCATTATAAAATAGCCTTTCTTTCATAGTCAGTTGATTTCAAATTAGGAATCTTATTGAAAGCTCTTATCTCAAATGCTCCATCTACAGCTTTGGGAGAAGCAGCTGAAGAAATACTAGCCAGAGTTCCAAGATATAAATACCCCTCTAAGCTTACATCCTGTCCCAAGAAAACAAATGCTTTCGATACACTCTCCCTACCAGTACCATCTATAAACACTTCTTGTCTATCCTCCCACCTACCTGATATAGCAACAGGAGTAGCAAAGGTTCTACCACCCCACTTGTCCTTTGTAGGAGTTCCCCAGTAAACAATAGTTTGATTATGATTTCTTGTTAGAAAGCTCATGTCATGTCTATGGCATCAATCGTGTCCACCCTCGATCTTCGTTTACCTAACTGTGATAGAGTTCCTGTAGTATCTAGCATGATAGCCTGTTGCCCATAAGTAGTAAGTCCCAATCCTTGGAGTCCACTAGTATTAAATCCTGCATACTCTACAGCTGTAGCCCCTATCTTCTCCTTCCCTGCTTGTCTCTCAATCGAACTAGCTACAAAGTGAGCAGCCAACCATCTCTCTATCTCCTTCAAATGATCGGCAGTCATTGTAGCATTCCCTCCCAGCTTCTCAGTCACTAACACATTAGCTGCATTGATATGAGCTGTGATAGTTTCCGTTGTACTTATTAATTCTTTTACTTCAGCGCTTGTTACCCTAGCCATTTATATCTTCTCCTGTTTCCAAAGGTCAGGACTAATAAACTCTTTTACTTCTGATTCTCTCCACTCTAACCCTGCCCATTTAATTACTGATTCTATTTCTGTATAATTGCCATCTATCATCTCTTGTGGAAAGACCTCCATGATGTCCAATCTATCTTCAAACATTTCCCTAAATCTTTTTACATGTTCTCTCACCCACCCCAACCAACCATCTCTGTCTTTGTACTTACTCATGAAGCCTGTCTTTAAACAAGATTGAATTACATCCTCACTTCTCCTTCTTACTATAATCCACTTAGCTTCAGGGAAAGCTCTATCCCAAAGAGTCCACATCAAGCACATCTTTGCTCCCTTGTACATCAATATATCTCTGTCCTCTTTGTATCCTTGGTGCTTCATCTCCTTTAGAAACTTCTCTCTCCAAGCACTACTATCTATCTCTTCAAAGTCTCTTATCTTAGGTAGAGGATTTTGTCCCATTGGGTCAGCTCCCACTTCACACAATAGAGGCTTGACCATATTTTGAACAATAGCTCTGTTCTCAAACATACCCTTCTTATTGTATGGAGTAGCTTTAGCTAGTTGACCTCCCCATGCTCCGCATATATTTACAACTCCCGCTGTCATGCTTGTTCCTGATCTAGCACAGCCT